ATTCTTCAAATTCCAATGACTCATATTCTCTGTAAGTGATTGTGAAGCCAGAAGCGTCAGTAGCACCTGCGAAGGTAGAGGCTACGAAACCTGTTGTTCCGTAAGACTCTAAGTCAACACTGATGTAGATAACACCAGCTTCGTCACAGATATCTTGGAATAAACCAGTTGCACCTGCCGCTTTCTTACCGTACTCAACGATACCTTTACCGTATTTCTGAGTTACTACGTTAAACGGTTTGGATTTACCTCCGAAAGCAACTTCCATAGAAGCTAAGAATTCTTCAGTGTCCATTGCGTTACCGTTAGGTCCAACAATTTTACCTTGACCCGCTTTAGCGAATCCAGATACTTTTAAGATTACAGAACTGTAATCACCTGCAACGATAGACGCAGCGTCAGTAGCAACACCGTTATCAAATGTAACGAATGCAGATGCCTCAATAGGTGTTGAGGTTGTGAAAGATCCTTTAGAGTAATCGAACAAACCTTGGTCTGCATCGTCACCACCTTCATAAAATCTGTCATAAAGATTTTTAGCTCCTTCAGGGTAACCGTTTGTCGCCAATTTGTTATCGGTAACACCATTTTTTCCACCGTAAGGTCCGTAATGGTCTCCAGTGTTTGTTCTTTCCTGAATTTTAGGTACGAAGTAGAATAATTTACCGATTGGTAAGTTCATTGCTTGTACAGAAACGATATCGTTTGCTAATAATTTAGAGAAAACTCTTCTGATGATCGGGAATACAACTGTCTCGAAAGATCCAGATGCATCTGATACAGCAGCTTCGTTAATAAGATAAGACGCTTGGTTTTCATATAACTGTGCGATGTTATCTTTTTGGTGACCGTCAAGACCCTCAAGGAATCCTAAGTTGTCCCATTTGTTGATGGTATCTTCTTTGATAACTCTCAAGTGCTTAAGACCGATGTTACCAACCATACCTGATTCTAATAATGCTCCCATTTTAAATTTGGTTTTTTAATTTTATTTTTATTATTTTATTTTAATTTTGACATTAAATCTTTCATTCTCTTAAACTGTGGACTTTCGTAAGCCTTAGACTCAGAAAGTACTTCATGAGATGAAGATGTTGTCGGTGCTGAAGTGATTTTTTCAACTACAGACTCTGTAACAGTTGTCTTAGTACTTAATTCATTTTGAATTGTTTTAAATGTACTTTTAGATTCTGTCATAGTCGATACTGAATCAAATCTCTTCAAGATGCCAAGTTTCTCTTGACGAGTGGTTGAATGTTCAGTGAACAATCTAGTTGCGTAAGCTAAGTTTGCGTTGAATACGGCAACTTCGTTAAGTTTGTCTTTAAATAAAATCAACGCTTTCTTGTATTCTGCGTTTTGTTTCTTTAAAGTTTCAACCTCTTCGTTAATTTCCGATCCTGCTGCGTACTTTTTCTTACTTGGTAAACCCGCGTGATCTGACTCACCCTTGTCACCATGTGCGTTAGACGTTGTTCTTGCCGCTTCATCAACTTCCTCTTCTTCAGATTCTTGTTCATCAATGTCAGATTCCTCGTCAGAGATCTCTTCATCGATATCCAAGTCGATTTCGTAGATAGTGTCATTTTCTTCTTCCATAGAGTTATCACCACATTCTTGGCAATCCTCTTCTTCAGATTCTTGTTCAGAAACTTCCTCATCAGAAACTTCTTCACCTTCTCCGTCTTCCAACTTGATGATGTATTCGTCATCACCGTCTTCGAGCTCTACGTTATTACCGTCTTTTTTCACAACAATTCCGTCTTCAGGTTTCATAGATTTAAAAACCTTAAGTACTTCATCGTCGGATGCGTCGGTCATATCAAGTACATCTTCCTCGTCCTCACCTTCTTCGTTACCGAAATCAGGCATTTCAAAATCATCTTCATCAGATGAAATTTCATCCTCTTCCGATTCTTCATCAGATGATTCATCGTCGATGTCCTTTAAGGGCTCGTCGTCGTTTATCGAAGTGTCATCATCGTTTCCTTCCTCATCGGATGGCATACCGTTTTCGTCTTCTAAACCAGGAATTTGTTCTGCAACATCATCCTCTTCTTCCATTGATTCTTTAAGCAATTCATTTAGTTCTTGTTTCATGGTTGAAGCAAGTATACCTTTTGCGTTTTGCTTTACAGCTTCCTCGAGTGTTTGTACTCTAAGCAATGCTTGTTCTAAAATGGATTCTTTACTCATTTGTTTTTTATTTTAATATAAATACTCATTTATTTGG